CGGCACCGGCAACGGCGGCTCCAGCAGGTGATAGTGCCAAGAGGGCAGAAGACATCCTGAAGTTGATCAGATCAAGACAAGCAAAATAATCTGACATTTTACCAAGGCCCTAATATTGACGTTAGGGCCTAGGTATGCTAATATATTATACACAAAGGATAAAATTATGACAAAAGTATTTGACGCAACAAAGTTTAGAAAGAGTATTACAAAATCAATACAAGGACTCGGTATAGGATTCAGCGATCCCACAGATTGGATCAGCACAGGAAATTATGCATTGAACTATTTGATGACCGGGGATTTCAACAAAGGAATTCCACTAGGTAAGGTTACTGTATTTGCAGGAGAATCAGGAGCAGGTAAGTCTTACATAGCATCAGGAAACATTATTAAGAATGCACAGGAGCAAGGTATATTTGTTATACTTGTTGACACAGAGAATGCACTGGATGAGAAATGGTTACAGGCATTAAAAGTGGACACATCAGAAGATAAACTTCTAAAATTAAGTATATCAATGATTGACGATGTAGCAAAAACTATATCAGAGTTCATGAAAGGTTACAAAGAGCAACACTCAGATGACAAAGAAGGTGCTCCAAAAGTATTATTCGTTGTTGACTCATTAGGCATGATGCTTACACCAACAGATGTTAATCAATTTGAAGCAGGCGATATGAAAGGTGACCTAGGTAGAAAACCCAAGGCGTTGACAGCACTTGTGAGAAACTGTGTTAACATGTTTGGTTCATGGAATGTAGGACTTGTAGCAACCAACCATACATATGCATCACAGGATATGTTTGATCCAGATGATAAGATATCGGGTGGACAAGGATTTATCTATGCAAGTTCAATTGTAGTTGCAATGAAAAAACTTAAATTAAAAGAAGACCTTGACGGTAACAAAGTTACAGACGTAAGAGGTATTAGAGCGGCTTGTAAAGTCATGAAAACAAGATATGCTAAACCGTTTGAAGGTGTGCAGGTCAAGATTCCATACGAAACAGGAATGAATCCTTATAGCGGACTAGTGGACTTGTTTGAGAAAAAAGGCATACTTGTACAAACCGGAAACAGACTGAAATACATAGATAAAGCAGGTAAAGAACACATAGACTTTAGAAAACAATGGATAGGTGATAAATTAGATATGCTAATGGCGGACTTTACAGAATCTACAGATTTTGCTATAAAAGAAGATGTTGTAGAAGAAGTTGAAACAAAGCCAAAAGCAAAAACTAAAAAAACAGAACCAATTATAGAGAAGGATTAGATGATAGACTTTACACACGAAGATATTGAACGTTTGTGGAACTCGATTATACATTACGTCCCTGAGAGACAAAAATTGGACATGGCTATTGACTTCATCAAAAGTTTAGAGGACATCGGTGTAGAGCATGACGAACTAAAAGCGTCAGCAGAATACGATCCAAAACTAGAGGAAGCTATTAATACCGTGTTCGAAGAGGACGAAGTAGACGAAGACGGATACGGCGATGATGAATGATAAACTGGTATAACGAAGTAAGCAGAAACCTAGCTAAGATACCTGACTGTGTAGCATACTATGACTTAGAACTTATAGAAGCCAAAAAGCAGTGTAAGATATACGGTAATCTAGAGAAAGCGGCGGCATCCTTGCCAGGGATAGTTGAGGAAAGATTTGGACAACTACAACAACTAGAGGCTATACTAGAATATCTAAACATAGAACTAAGAAGACTAAGATCCAAAACTTTCAGAAAATTCCTTGAGAACTACAACAGAGCATTGAGTAGTAATGACGCAACAAAATACGTTGACGGGGAAGATGACGTTGTCGATATGACAAAAATAATCAACGACTTTGCATTGATAAGAAATCAGTGGTTATCCATCACCAAAGGCTTAGATCAAAAACAATGGCAAATAACGAACATTGTTAAATTGAGAGTAGCAGGTATGGAAGATGCTGACATCTAATAGAATAATACTTACAGATGTAGACGGAGTACTGCTAGAATGGGAACACCATTTCACTAAATGGTTACAGTTACGATCATACTTTGACAAAAAAGGAAATAGGAATTATCCATACAAGTTATTAGATGCCGGACAAGACAACTACGACATGTCTAAAAGATTTGGAATTAGTAAAGAAACAATAAGCCAAGAGATAAGAGAGTTCAACAGGAGTGCTTGGATGGGAACACAACGACCCATGCTAGAATCACAAACATGGGTAAAACTACTACATGCCGAAGGATGGACTTTTGTACCAATAACTTCACAGACATCAGACATACCAGGACAGGCCCTGCGTAAAAAAAGATTAGGTGAATTATTTGGCGAACATGTTTTTACAAATTACCATATACTAGGTACAGGAGCGGACAAGGATTCGGCATTAGCGGAGTTCCATGATACCGGGCTGTACTGGGTCGAGGACAAACCTAAGAACGCTCTAGCCGGGCTCAAATACGGTTTAAAGCCTATATTAATTGACCACCCATACAACAGAGACTTTGACCATCCTGATGTCATACGTGTAAATAATTGGAAACAAATACACGAGATATTATCAAAATGAAAGTTTATGTAGGTTGGGATCCTAGGGAAGATATAGCATACCAAGTGTGTGAACACTCCATCAAACGTAGAGATCCTGGGGCAGAAGTGCAACCATTAAAACAAAATGAGATGCGTGAACAAGGCATCTATACCAGAGAGTTAGATAAGTTAGCTACAACAGAATTCACATTTACAAGATTCTTTGTTCCCCACCTTAACAACTACAAAGGTTGGGCAGTATTCTGTGACTGCGACTTCCTCTGGAAAATACCTGCTAAGGAACTAGAACAATATTGTGATGAATCCAAGGCTGTGGTTTGTGTACAACACGATTACACTCCCGAAGAGGGATCCATCAAAATGGACGGACAAGTACAAACTGCATATCCTAGAAAGAACTGGTCAAGCATGGTGCTATGGAACTGTGCTCATCCAAAAAACAAAATTTTAACACCAGAATTCTTAAACAAACAGACTCCAAAGTTCCTACACAGATTCAGTTGGTTGAAAGATTCAGAGATCGGAAATCTACCACATGAGTACAACTGGCTAGTTGAATGGTACAAGGAACCTAAAGACGGCACACCCAAGATACTACACTACACAGAAGGAGGACCATGGTTTGATGGTTATAGAGATTGCGAGTATTCCGATGATTGGAAGAAAGAAGTCATTAACCTATTCAGTGCATAATGGAATTCTTTAAAAGATTAGACAAGCAATATTACCATAAAGATCCAGTAGAACATATTTACGGACAACAAATACGTACAGTGGCCGAGTATGATGACCTATATGAGAACCAAACACGTTTCGATGGCGCAGTCTGGACAAAATTTAAAGAGACACACAACTTAACTTTCCAGTTCCATGACGACCTTAAGGATATAGATCTTTCAAAGGATATCACATGCTTATGGTTCTTCCGAGAACGAGCTGATAGATCTGCCGGTAATGATATATTATTAAAAAATAAAACAATAACTTATAATCCAAATGCACTTTTTATTACATCATCAAAAGAAATTAAAATTGTTGAACGACCAGAAAAAAAATTCTTTCCCAGAAGACCATGTGTACAAATAGATATTAATAATGAAATTTACCTAAATATAAAAAAGGGATTAAGAATAGATGAGTGAAGGTGAAAGATTTTTAAATAAGTGTCTCACAACAACAGTTGGCTTACAACCGTGGCCGCATCAAATCATCAACGACACATTAAGTCAAAAGGCGTTTGCAAAGCTGAAAGAAAGTTGCTTTAAAACAACATTAACCAAGACAACAGAACTACATCATATCTTTCCGGATCGATACAGAGACTGGGGCATAGACTTCTACGATGAGACTGTTGATATATGCACTAACCTGTTGAAAAACATAAAAGAAGTTTGCGAGGTATATCCAAAGCATAGGACTTTTAAAAACTTAGGTGTAAATGCACACATATCTATAACTCCCCCACTGCCATACAAGTTCCATATACACCAAGAAGGTCTAGAAAAAATATGGAGTTCTGTAACTTACATCATACCGGAGCGAAATATCGGAACAAAGATGTATACTGCACAAACAGAAAAATCATTTGTCAGCGAAGCTCCATGGATTCCTAACAGCACATTCATATTTTGTGGACAACAAGGCCATACATGGCATTCGTATGAAAGTAATCAAAACACAAATAGAATAACATTGAATCTTTTCATACAGAAGGTACGTAAGGATAAATGCTTTATGGAGTTTGCTGATCTTTAATAAAATCCTGCAGTACTTTAATGTCTGTATTGAGGTGTCTTTTCTTAACCTTATCCCAAACAAAGTTATCCCTGTTATTAATGTTTAGGTGTGTACGCACTTGCTTTCCAGTGTCATCGAACATCTTCTTTGCCTTGAACACAACCGTTGGCAGATAGAGGCATCTTCCTAACTTACGTGCAACTTTCTGTGTGTACGAATCAACGTGCCAGTGCCAGAAGAATGGTGGAGCCAAGTAACCTAGTGTTTTGATCCAGTTCTTGTGTACAGCGAAATGTGCCGCAGGTAATGACTCATCGCCCCATATCTTTGTTTCATCTTTAAATCTTTTTGATCCTTTTACTCTGCCATCACTAGGCACAACCATTAAAATTTTATCGTTGTATTTGTTGAATTGCTCCGCAATCAATGTGTCCCAATCTTTTGTCTGTACTTGTACATCATCTCCCATAAGCATTACAATGTCGTGACTGGCCTTGTGGGCCATCAGATTCCAACTATAACAAGTGGACTGGTTTGGGCCAACTGTGTAGTGCTTTTCGTCTAGCAGGTCCTGGTACTGCTCTAGGGTTGGATCATCGTTATTGAGATAAAAAAGGAATTCGGTTTCACTGGACTGTGTTGACGTTGCTGTATCTACTAATCTCTTTGCCATTTCGGGTCTTCCTCTCGACGGACAACAGAACGAGATCATATCAATTTATTCTTCCATGTTTCTGGGGTCTTATCATTAATAATTTCCAATGGTAAGTGATACTGAAACTTCTTTGTTCCCCTGATTCGTATGTATTCAGCAGTCTTCTTAACGGATTGTCGCATGTTGGTTGCTGTACTGTATCCTAATAGTTCTCTTGCCTTGTCAGACGAACACACTGCTAGTTTGACTTCTTTGGGTCTGTCCTTGTGGTGTATTGGATCTAAATTAATTCCTGTTTCATTAGCACAGGCTTCTGCTAATTCATTAATTGTAATTGGTTCCTCATCCGGGCCTATGTTTATTATCTCACCAACGACATTGTCCTGGAATGCAAGTGCGTTCAAACAGTACAAGCAATCGTCAATATAACTAAAACATCTCTGTTGTTTACCATCTCCATAGATGATAGGTTGTTTACCTTGTAACATCCTGTTCAACATGATTGACATTACATTTCTAAATGGATCATCATATTTTTGTCTAGGTCCGACTATGTTATGTGGAACAGCGATAACATACTCTACACCATGTGTTTCGCATAGATTCCTTAATACATCCTCGCCGGCTTTCTTTGCAATACCATAAGGATCTTGTGGACGACATTCGTAAGTTTCTTTATATGGCATCTCGTCATGATGGCCATATCTCGCCATGCTCGAACAATACACAATACGTTTAACTTTGTTTCTTATTGCCGCTGTAATGGTTGTAACTGATGCTTCAAAAATATTCCTTGTCACTAATACAGGAGAAAATACAGACAGTCCTTCGTATGCGGTTGCGGCAGTGTGATAAACTATGTCACATCCTTCCAAGGCCTTGGTCATGTTCTCTAGATCACAACAGTCTACTTGATGGAACTCCACATCCTGTGGAACGTTATCTGTATAACCACCAATCATGTTATCATTGCCAGCAACGGTGTGTCCTTGTGATAGCATTAGATCTGCTAGGTGCGAACCTAAAAATCCTGCAACACCTGTTATGAAAATCTTCATATGTCTATTTACTGTTACCTTTTTTACGCCATACTACATCCGGCCAAACCTTAATCATGATTTCAAATCCAGTTTTTCTTAGATGTTTTTCGATTTCTAGATTACTGCTACCATATTTTTTTGAATTATTATTAAGTTCTATCATT